TTTTTTTCAAATTTAAACGCACGAAATTTCAACCAGTACGATTACATTATTTTTAAAAACTCAATTTAAAAATAATATAGTTTAAGAAAAATCTACCCTATTGTCATGACAATCAACTATATAAAAAATATGGATGAGGTAATTTTTTTGACCTTAAACTATACATTTTATAAAATGTTTAATTTCTAATTTTTCAACCAGTGCTTTAAAAAATATCTAATGTTATTATATAATGCGTTTCAAAAGGGCAGCTAGAAGAGTAGGTCGTAAAGTCGTTAAGGCGGCTAAGAAAAGATATATGAAGAGGGGTAGCCTCAATGTATCAAGAATAGCTAAGGATGTTAAGATGCTAAAGCATTTAGTAAATGTAGAAAAGAAGAGGTTTGACATAACATTGACAACACCCGCTCCAGTTTCGTTATCATTTAATGCAGCACAAGGTGCATATGCTGCTATTATTTCCCCTGCTCCAATTGAAGGTACTGGTAATGGTGAGAGAGTTGGAAATTCAATTAAACTTGTTAGTGCTATGATAAATCTTAGATTTTCACAACAAGGTAGTGCTGTTAATCCTATTCATATCAAATACTGGATAGTATGCCGTCCTGATAATGCGACTAGTTATACAGCTAGTTCCACATTTAGCCATTTCTTAGAACCTAATCCATTCTCAACACAAAGAGATTATCATAGTAATAGAGACCCAGAATACTTTACATCTATGAAAGTTATTACAACTGGTACAGTTGTTCTAAAACAGGATTCTATAACTGGTGGTCAAAGTATCGTTCAGCGTAAAGTTCCTTTGAAACTAAATCATCATCTTAAATACAATACAGATTCAAGTACAATAACCACTAAAAATCAATTCTACTTATTTTCAGTTGCTAGTGAAGGCGACCAAGCCTTAAGTACAGGTGGTCTTATTCAATATAATATTAGATGGTATTATACAGATAATTAATGGCGTTAGCAACGCTTAGTAAAAAATAATTTATTATGTTTTTCGCTTTTGCAAAAAGCTGATCAAACTTGCTTAAGTTTGTGTAAAATAAAAGAAAATAGTAATTTTCTTTTATTTTGTAGGGTTTTGTTTTCTTTTTTATTAAATTGAACCTAAATTACAGTACTCTTTCTACTGTATCTAATTACATGATGATGTAATGTTATTCTATCATTCAATTGTTCTAACTCATCTGATTCTGCTAAATTATGATACACTTCCTCCGGTTTCATAGGTGAAGTAATAATTATTCTTTTTGCAAGAAATGGTGTTGTTGCTCTTCCTTTGATTTTAACGAACTGTGGTGCGTCATCTATTAAATCTAATAATTCACCGTATGGTATTTGACCTCTAAATTCATTAATAACAACAATTTCTTGACCTGTGTATCCGTTCCAAAAACCGTTATCCGAAAGGATTAATTTATAACATTTGTCAGGGTCCCAAATAGATTTCCAAACGTGTGTCTTACCAGTACCAGTTGGTCCCCAATGCCAATCACATTCGGTTCTCCAAGTTCTAAACCTGCGTCTATTAACGATTTCTTCCACCTTTTCCAACGTTCTCCCATATTGGTGGTATAACATAGGGGTTTGTAATGCGATTTCATCAACTGAAATCTTACCTTCTTTAATTTGGTCGGTGATTTCTTCCAAATCAACTCGCCTCCCTTGTTTTGGTTTTGTGCCAAAATGCGAATAATGCTGTTCTTTAGAACAGTATGTTTCGTTATGGCATAGTTCCCCCTTCATGAATTCCATCCAAGAATTACCTATCTTCAAAATTGTTTGTGCTTGTTTCAAACTATACTTATCAAAGAAATAAACAAATCCTTGCCAATGATGGCGATTTGTAGTAGGACAATGTTCTGACCCATATGCTAGATATTTCACTTTAACTTCATCAAAAAAAGGCTTTTCTTCTTTATATGATGTAAATACATAACTTCTATATCGCCCAGAGGTTTTAGTATTACCCTCTGGGCACTTATGGGCATTTTCAGCAGGTTCGGACATGATATATAACATAGCCTAGATAATTTTTTTTCAAATTTAAACGCACGAAATTTCAACCAGTACGATTACATTATTTTTAAAAACTCAATTTAAAAATAATATAGTTTAAGAAAAATCTACCCTATTGTCATGACAATCAACTATA